CGCTGATTGTATAGCGGTAATTAGTAACGCTTCTTGAATAGACAAAGAATGAGCCATCTTCCATCTGAACGCTTGAATTATGCTTGATAACTTCACGCTCATAAGGTGATTCTGGATTGTTGTTAAACGTCAGCGTAGTGGTTGGTGATGCTAAGGTTGGGTATTTAAATATCATTATCTTGCTCTCGCCATTGATAAGTTACCATATCCACCCATTCCAGTTGCTCTTGCTATATTCATTCCAACCCTTGCCCCTCTTGATACGTTATCAGCACGAGAACCTAATGCGTTATTAATACCGTGTGCTGTGGCATTAGTGTATATGTTAGTAACATTTGAACTACCTCCAGCGTTAGGTGATATTCTACCTGATGTAGTCGGCGTAAATGTTTCAGCACCACGTTCACCGACTAAATAAGGTTGATTNGCCATTACACCACCGCCCGATGCTCTTGTACCAACCCTTGCCCCTCTTGATATATTATCAGCACGAGAACCTAATGCGTTATTAATACCGTGTGCTGTGGCGTTAGTGTAGATGTTAGTAACATTAGTTGATCCACCAGCGTTGGGCGACACTTTTCCTGATGTAGTCGGCGTAAATGTTTCAGCACCACGTTCACCGACTAAATAAGGTTGATTGGCCATTACACCACCGCCCGATGCTCTTGTTGCTGTTGGTGCGGATGCGCCAAGAAATGCACCAACTGAATAAGCAACACCCTTTCCTCTTTCCCTTGCCCTACTAAACGCCTCAAATTTAGCGCTTGCTGTTCTTATTGCTGAACCGATGGCTCTGATAATAACCAGCACACTCCTGCCAAATTCTTTAACCTTTTCAAAGGCATTTTTAGCATCTTCTTTAAATCTTTGCCAGTCGGTTTTTCCATTTTTCATTTCTGTAAAAAAATGACGTATATTTTCAGTAACTTTAATTAACCAATCTCTAACCGTTTCACCCCAAGCTCTGCCCGATGTTTCTGCGCCGCCAAAATTAGTTGCCATTGATTGAAGATTAACATTAATCCAATCAAATGCTGGCTGAATGGTGGTTGAAAAAGTACCCCACCATGTTGCCCAATAATTACCGAATTTTTCTAAAGCCGGTGCAAGTGAAGCGGATAATTTATCAAAAACACCGCCCATTGCTTTGCTCATGTTATTAAACGCATCGTTGGCTTTTTCCACCCCTGCAACAACCTTATCATTCATCACAAAGCCGAGTTTGTCTGCTTGATCCATCGCAGTCTGCATAGCAACAGAACCGCCATTAAGCATATTAATCATCTTTGCACCACGAGCGCCAAAGAGCTTGTAAACCATGTCTGCTTTTTCGGTTTTGTTGGTAAGTCCGGCCGTGATGTCTGCCACTTCTTTCATCACTGCAACGACTGGTCTTAGTTTGCCGTTTGAATCGGTAACGCTAATACCGTATTTTTCAAACACATCTTTAGCCAAACCAACACCACGCGACATATCGCCCATATTNACGGCAAGTTTTTGTACCGCTTTGTCAAGCTGTGCTGCTCCCAAACCACCAAGATCGGCTGCGTGTCTTAGTCTTTGTAAATCACCAACACTAACACCAATGGCACGGCTCATTTTTGCCATCTCATCGGTGGCGTTCATGGATTGCTTCATTAAATAGCCAATACCTGCTATTCCTGCAGCCCCGATTAAAGCACTCTTAAAACTAAATAATGATTTTCCAACTTTAGCAAAAGCACCGGTAATACTACGGCCGACTTTTTTTGCCGTATTCCCTAACTTTTTAAGTTTTCGGCGGATGCCATGAATTACTTTTCCTGCTTTATCTCGTGCCGAGATCAGTATTTGCATTCGTTGTGTAGCCATCTATTGCCTCTATTATTAATACCAACTTATTGGGTTGCTGCGCCCATGTGCCGGGGTTTGGATAATGGCCTTGTTGCCAGTATTTATGAATGCGAAAATAATCGTTTATTTCCCAAGCATCAATCACCGGACAGCGTGTGGCATATCCTTTCACTCCATGTGCCATGACAATGGTGGATGCCTTTAAACTACACCCTCTAACTTCTTTGTCATGATCCGAACAACTGGCGCAGTCATAATTGACTTGCTGTTGTATGATTGCGCCTACTATTTTTTTTCTTCTTCGTCACCAAAACCATTTACATTAAGTGCAACATTGCCCAATTCTTCCACAATGCCCAAACGGGCTAATTTATCCATCGTGGTGTCTGACAATCGATTGCGTTCAATCTTAATCTTAAAAGGTAAATTGTCGGCTTTTTTAAGCGAATATCGTAGCGCATCGGCCGTTAAACCAAATAAATTGGTTTTAATTTCTTGACCATCACCGCCCAAATCAAAACTAATGTGCTTATCTTTTATTTCTGCAAACTTCATAAAAGAAATCGTGCCTATGTGAAACACCGTTGGTTGCTCACCCTCAATAAAACTTAAATGCTTTATGTCGTGTGAGTCCTTATAAGCTTCAATATCAGAATTGTTTTGATCGATGGCAGGATCATCCACTGAAACTGCCTCAATAACTTCATTACGATCAATCGCTTTAAATGCCATTANGNAACAGTNCCTTTAGTTAAAGTACCATCGCCTGCGCCTGAAAAACTAAAAGCGATTAGGCCATCTGCACTGGCTTCAATTGACACTTCGCTCANTTTAATAGTGCCGGTAAATTCATCNTCACCAGTAGTGTCGCCCTCTGCTCTTAATGCAATAGNATAAGAAGCNTCGCCGGTTAATACTTCATCCACCACCGCAGTCTGATAANNATCNTCCGGATCGTAATTGCCCGANCCATCAACTGACCAACCTTTAGTGGTTGCTGTTGTTGATGTCCAAGCGTTGCCGAATGAATTAAACTGCTCATTGTTTTGGGTAATGTTTAAAGTGAACGCAGTAAGTTCACCAATTTTATTACCTGACGAATCTCTAAGTGATCCGCTGTATCCTGTTACTGTTGCCATTTTTATTTACTCCTAGCTGATTAAGGTTGTTACATCTGTTTTATCTACCCTGTATAGGGCAGAGAACCGCATAGTCATTAAGCCAACGGGTTGCTCTTGCTCACCGGATAACTCAATCTCTAATCCATTAAATTCAAAATACTTACACTTGCCATCTAATGTGGTATCACCCGATGCAAAAAGTGCCGTTTCAACTTCTGCTGAAATCGTGTCTAAAGTTTTGTCCACATTCGCTGTGGCTTTTGCCCTTGCTTCAACCACAATATTTAGCAAACGATGTTGATTGGTTGAGCCAAAAGTTACGTTGTCCAAATCATCGCTTGATTGTTCATCGTGCGTATAAATAGCCAATGCTGGCAATGTCTTATGATTGTAAACTCGGCTGATATAAACGCTCGATCCCGTTGTTGATAAACCCGTTAAAAGGGTTTTCATTTTGTCGCGTATTAATTGCCTTACATGAGCCATTATTGCGCCTCAAGTATTAATGAAGTCAAGCCTGTGCCGTCCGGTTGAATGCCAATAACTTCATAAGAAGTAGATTTAACACTCAAAGAATCACCGTGATCAATTGTGCTTACGTCTGATTCATCACAAACAAATACNGGTCTTACACCCTCGATGCCGTGTACTTCTACAAATTGNTTATCGAAGATTCCAGCCACAGTGGATGCACCGATGGTGGCATTGTCTGCCATCTCAGTTGCATCTAAAAATTCTGACAAATCCTCGGTAAACATAATTAATTATTTCTTTGATTTTTTTTTAGCTTTTGAGGCTTGTGCCTTATTGCTAAGAATTAGTTTGGCTGCTAAATTTGCATCCACATCTACGACCTCGCCTTTAGCGATGTCTTTGCCTTTAATGCCGACTGATGTTAATAATTGTATTTTCATAATTTTGTCCTTTAAAAGAGTGCTGAGGCATAACCCCAGCACTTAACAACAACTTAATATTAAGTTATTGCGTCCTGCATTGCTGCAAAGCTTTCTGCATGTCTAACCGCAATATCAACGTCTTGTAATGCAACCACACGAACCGTGCCTGATGCAGAACCTGTTGAGGTATCGATATTAATATCGATGCCACCCCAAGTACCAATAATTAGATCATTCCAATTACCGAATAAGATTGCTGATAAACCAGTGCCTGAGCCTTTAGTAAGGTTTGACGGTACTTGGTTTGATACGGCTGCGTTGTAACCACGTAGCGTGTTACCCTCGCCCCAAACGTACTGACCAGTTGATGATGCTTTCTCAGTTTGTAACAACTTACCACGAACAGAAGCATTAGTTAAGTAACCCAATGCGCCCATGTCTGCGTTGTCAACCGATACTGCTGATTCAAGATCAACAATGTCTGCCCAATCCGGTGCTGCACCATTCGTGCCACCTGCTACTGCGCCGATGCCTGATACATTTAAAATACCAGTCGGTTGATTAGATGAACCCGAACCATTGATCGCTGCGCGGTCAATTTCAAGTGCTAAAGTTGTTGCCAACTCGCTACGGATAAATGCTTCAACATCCATAGATGATTGAAGTAATAAACGGCGTGAAACGTCAGAGAATGCACCCACAGTTGATGGTGATAAAGTTACCTGATCGAACGCTGGCTGTGATTCTGTTACCGCGCCACTTTCAGCTACCCAGTAAGAAGTTGCACCGCCAGTTTGACGTGGAATAGCAATGTTGCCAACCAAATCATTCATCATTGTCGCGCCCAAACCAACAACGCTCATCTTGTTACGAAGCATATCGATGAACGAACCTGATAATAAATCAGTAGAAACCGTGTGGCCACCTGCTGTTGAAGTTGTTACGTTCAAATCACGCATTAATACGTCAGTTGGAATGTAAAAACCTTGTGCGCGTTTGCC